CGGTGCAGGCCGGGAAGTCGATGTTGGCCACCGGCGAGACGCTGTTGCCGGTGACGGTAAAGCCGCCGGACGTTCGGGCGACACCCACTCGGGCGTAGCCGGTGTAGGTGGCTTCACTCGTCGTCTGGTTGCCAGTCTCGCCGGGGTCCGCAGTGTGAAGCGAGACGAAGAGGTTGGTGAGAGGCGAGGCGCCGGCGTTGTCCGCCAGGTTGGCGATGGCGGTCGCGTTGAAGATGAGCTTCAAGAAGTCGTTCTCGAATGTGTCGCCCTTGGACATGGTTTCCCTTTCAGCGTTTGGCGATGAAGTAGCCGGCGACAGCGCCGGCGCAGAGTCCGGCCACAAGGCCGACGAAGAGAGGAAGCGGCATCGGCTCGACCGACTCCTTCAGCTTCTTGTTTTCCGCGGAGAGCCGCTCGAGGTCCTGCGCGCGAGCCAGCAGGACGTCGTCACGCATCCACGCCCCGCCGACAACCGTCAGCACCCCGCCGTCGCGCACCTGGACGCTGGCTCTCTCCACGTCGAGGACGGCCGGCACACCTGCGTCCTGCGCGCGGGCGCTGAAGGCCACCAGCAGCACGAGGACGAGGGGGCGAGTCACTGCTGCGGCCCGTTTTCGATGACGCGCAAGGCGGCGCCCTTGGAGTCCACCGCGGCGGCTGCCTGCGCGCCCGCCGCCTCCGCCACCACCACCTTCGGCTGAGGCATCGCCTTGCCAGCCAGCCACGCCAGCAGGCCAGACGCCAGCAGGAGGACGTGAGGGAGGAAGCCGTCCTGCGGCAACGTCACCGCGTACTGCGCGATGCCGGCCGACACGCTGCCGAGGATGGGTACGGCGGTGATGGGGACGAGGGGCTGCCCTGCGGCAAAGGACAGCTGCGGGGCGCCCTGCCCAGCGAGGAAGCCCGAAAGGGCGCCCGCGAGAAGCACCGGGACGTTCCACGGCGGCGGGACGAAGCCAGCGGCGATGGTGGCCAGTCCGGCGATGCCGGCGGCCAGCCAGACGAACTTCTCGGGGATGAGGGGCTTCATGTCAGTCTCCTGGGAGAAGCCGGGCGCCCACCAAGTCCCGGCGCAGGTCGAAGCCGACGCGCACGCGAGCCGACGGGCGAGCTCGCGAGACGTCAGGCGTGGTGGTGGTGGAGTCGCCTCCGGCCGCCTCGATGACGAGGCCGTGGCCGAGGGACATGGCGATGTGACTGATGGTCTTCGGGCCGGTGCCGTAGCAGCGCAGCGCGCCGAAGACATCGGGCGAGGCAACCTCCGGGAAGGCGTCGAAGTACGTCTGGGCCGAGAAGGTGCCCCGTCTGTCCTTCCCTCCGGCATCCAGCAGCGCCTGACCGATGGCGCCGCTGCAGTCAAAGACGCGCTGGCCCCAGCCGTGCGGCTTCAGTCCGCTTGGCGTCCAGATGTCGTCGCCCTTGCCGCGCCAGACGTAGAGGCAGCCGACGTACCGGAGGAGGGCCTCGGCGACGGCGCGGGGAGTCGGCATGGGTGGACCGTACCCGCGCGCGGACAGGCGGCGGCGTGTCGCCATCGCACGGGCCGGAATTGTCGCACCGCTTCAGCGACGGCGGCGGGAGTGCTCGAGGGCGGCGAGGCGCGTCTCCATCGCGTCGATGCGCTGGCGCTTGGACGTCAGGCGCTCCTCGACGGAGGACATGCGCGTGCGAGTCTCGGTGGCGCCATTCTCGAGGGCGCCGATTCGGACGCCGTAGTTGGAGGAGATGCCGTCGATGCGGGCCTTCACCTCGGAGACGGTGTTCTGGTGGTGCTGTAGCGACTGCGTGAGGGTGGCGAGCTCGCGGTCCATCTTCTGGACGACGCCCAGCACCTCGTCCAGCTTGTCGCGTTGCTCGCGGAGCGCCGCGCGCGCCTCGCTCTCGACGTGCTCCTCGGCCTTCTCGCTGCGTTTCAGCCGACTCACCACGAGCCACTCCATGGCCTTGTAGACGGCCACCGCGCCGCCGCCGCCACCGACGAGAAGGGACGCCGTCTCCAATGGGTCAGCCACGAGACTCCTCCGAGGACTCGATTGTAGACACGGGCTCGAACATCTCCACGAGGCGCCGCGCGTTCCGCAGGATGCGCTCCAGCGTGAGGCCCTGGGCCGTGGAGACGTTGGACAGCCGGCCCACGTTCCAGGCGCACGCGCCGAGTTCTCGGCGAAGTGTCGCGAAGTCGCCCTCCAGCGCAGCCAGACGCCGCTCGTGCTCGACGAGCTGGCCTTCCAGCTGCGCCACGTGGGCGTCGAGCTCGTCCAGTTGGCGCTTCCGCGACACGGCAACCTCCGGCGTCAGAAGAACTGCAACAGGCGCTTGTAGCGGCTGACCGCGACACCTTGAGTGGGCGAGCTCGCGACATCGCTCGCAGGCGCATGGACGGCCGTCCTCGAGGTCCACGTCACGCCGCCGTCGAAGGAAGTGTAGATGCTGGGCAGCGCCGACGTGCCGGCTGAAGCCACCATCACGGTGCCGTTGTAGTAGATGGTCTGCGGCACGCCGGTGAGTGACGACACGCGGGACGTCCACGTGGTGCCGTTGGTGGTGGAGAAGATGGCCCAGCTGGTGCCATTCCACCCGCCGCAGAAGGTGGTTGCGGTGCCTCCGATGGTCCACGTCTGAAGGGACAGTCCGCTGAGGCCGGTGTTGAGTCCGAAAGTGATGCCCGCCGGACTGCGGCTTGTCCAGGTGATGCCGTCCGGGGACGTCTGGTAGCCCGTCGCGCCGCCGGTGTTGTCCACCATGATGAAGAGGCCGGCCGTCGAGTTGTAGGTCAACTGCGGCGCCGACATGGAGATGGCGCCCGTGCGCGACGTCCAGGTGATGCCGTCGGAGCTGGTAAGAATGGTGCCGCTGGCTCCGGCCGCCACCCACGTCGAGCCGCCCTTCACCACGTCGTACAAAGCGTTCGCCGTGCCGCTGGTGCGCGTCGTCCAGGTGGTGCCAACGGTGCTGACGGTGGCAGTCGTCTGGATGAGGCCCGAGTCGCCGACCAACACCCACAGAGAGCCGTCGTGAAAAATCGCCCGAGGCGCCGTGGTTGAGCTGGAGGTGGTGAACCACGTCTGCCCGAAGTCGCCAGTCACCTGGACGTTGGTGGTGCCGCTGGAGTTGGCGGACAGCGCGAGCCATGTCAGGCCGTCAGAGGACAGCGCGTTGATGCGGCGCAGCGAGTTGCCGCCGTTGATGGACGGCCCAATGGCCTGAGTGCCAGTCGCCCGGTCCGCGGTCGCGATGGGAATCCACGTAAGCGCCGACTGCAGACGCATCTGGTTCCAGAGGCGCTGGACGAAATCCGCGAGCTTCTGTGTGGACACGTTCGCCGAGGCGGCGGTGAGTGCGTCACCGTCGCTCGGGTTGGTGATGGTGAGCTCGCCGACCGCGTTGGCGACGACGGGAGTGTAGGTGCTGGCCATGGCTTCTCCTTACGTAGCAGTCCACTCGGCGATTGACCCACCCCACGTGAGTCCGCTTCCACCCCACTGCTGGGAGGCCGGCGCGCCCCACACCAGGCCGGAGCGCACCACGACCATGCCGTCGAAGACGGCGTGGCCGGCCTTCCACTGGACGACGAGGCGCCTGATGGCGTTGACCTCGTCGGAGGCGTTGTCTGGCGGCGTCGGGTCCCACCCTGCCGGCAAGGGCTGCGGGAAGATGACTCTGAAGGCATTCCAGAAGCCGCTGGGCATGTCGGCGTCTGGCACCAACGTCGTCACCACGTCGAGGTTGGCGTCCAGCGAATGGACGCCGCCGTTGCCCGTCAGTAGGAGGACGTTGGTGTAGCCGGCGTACCAGAGGGCGCGGAGAAGCCCTGTCGGCGTCCCGGCCCACGGCCACACGTCCCACGCCGCCTTCAGGCGCGCGCGGAAAGACGCCGTCGTCTCCGTCGGACCCTGCTCCAGCTTCTTCTCTGCGGCGAGGTTGCCCAGGCCGTCTGGCGGCGCGAAGTCCGGGAAGCGCGCCTTCACCCCGTCGCGCAGCTGCGCCTCGGCCGCGTCCTTCATGTCGCCGAAGGCTCGAAGCCAGGCGCGACCGTCGCCAGCGCGGAGCCACGGTGGCGCCAACTCCTCTTGGTAGTCCTTCCAGAGGATGGGCGTCGAGGTGCCGGTGAGGACCTGCTGCCCCGAGATGGAGGGCGAGGCGGATGCAGGTGCTGGCGGTGGCACCACCTTCGTCGCCGTAGCGAGGCTCCAGTATTCAGGCACCGCACCAGAGGCCGCGTCGATGCGCGCCACTGCCCTCGCGTCCACGTCCGCAGAAGAGGGGCTCAGGCAGTAGAGGTGGGCCGCCAGGGAGACAAGCGACGGAGGAGTCCTCGAGGCCCCGGAGACGTCGACGTACCTGCCGACGCTGGGCGCTGCGCCCGCCCACAGGGCGCCGGCGCTGGTGACGAAGTGGAAGACCCAGAACTGGTTGCTGTTGTCTGGAAGATGAATGGCGCCCGAAAGGAAGCGGGGCTCGGCCCCAACGCCTCCGTCGAGGAGGAAGGCGACGCCAGTCGCTTCGTCGTCGTCCGACGGCGTGAAGGAGTAGATGCCTCCGCCCAGGTGAGTCACGGACGGCGCAGTCCTCGAGGCGCCAGAGCGGTCGACGTACTTCCCGAAGCCGGGCGTCGCCGTCGTAAGGGGCGCGGGCGGTGACGCGCCGTCGTAGAGCTGAAAGTAGCGCGGCGACGCCATGACTCAGGGCACCGGGTCGGTAGCGGGCGCCGACGTGAGGGTTGGCTCCGGCAGCGCGTCGACGAAGTTGGCGAACTGCGCTGGTCTAGACGCTGCGAAGTCGGCAGCAGCCTGCGCGTCCTGCGCGTCCAGCTTCGACAGCAGCTCCATCGCGCGGTTTGCGATGGCGGCGATGTACCTCCGCTTCTGCGCGCGCGTCGGGCCGCTCGCCTTGAATGCGGCCACCGCGGCGTCGAAGTCATCCACTGCCTGCTTGATGATGCCCATGGTTCACCTCAGAGGAGCGCGGAGACTTCCCAGCCGAAGGACACGGCGCCAGCCGGAGCCGTGCCGACGTTGACGGTGAAGCTGCCAGAGGAGCGCGTCACCCACGGCTGCTTCGACTGCGTGCCGAGGTCGCCGTACCACGTCAGCATCACCCGGCTCGTCGTCGTCACGAGGGAGTTGGTGATGGTGACGGTGGTTGCGCCGCCGGCGATGGCGCTGACTCCGCTTGGCTTGTTGATGGTGGCCGCCCCTGGGCTGCCGCTGCTGTCGGTGCCTGACTGGCTCACCTGCCCGCTCGACTTCACGGTGTAGGTGATGCCGACGAAGTCCAGCGTCCCGCGGTACAGGTCCGTCGCGGCGCTTCCGCCTTGAGCGTGGACGACAGCCTTCCCGCCTGAGCCTGCATAGGCGTACAGGGCTTGGGTGCCCGAGCCGTTGTTCTGGACGTTCAGGAAGAGGTTGCCGTACGCGTCGAAGTAGACCTGCTCGACCTCGGTACCTCCATTGAGGCCGTAGCGAATCGAGAAGGGCTTGTATCCGCCGTTGATGCTGCCTGCGGCCTGGGAGGAGCCCACCTTGACGCCGACGTCCGACGCGCCGGTGCCGTTGGTGTTGAAGAGAGCGGCCACCTGAATGCCGGCAGAGGCGACGATGGTGGCGAGGAAAGTTTTCGCGCCAGCGATGCTTTGGGCGACGGTGGACAACAGGCCCGTCACCGTGTCGGAGGCCAGCCGAGAGAGAGGATTGGGGTTGCTGTTGGGCACGTCACACCCCCACGATGCTGAGAGACAGCGTGTTCAGCTTCGCCACCTGGATGGCGCCCAGCACCACGTCCGCGGCCGGAGACGCCAGCGAGACGTTGCGGACGCCCGTCACCACCATGAGTTGCTCCACGAGCTGGGTGACGTACAGGGTGCCGCCGATGGGAACGCCGGGAAGTTGCTCTCCGATACTGTTGGTGCCGCCGTAAAAGAGGGCTTGGACGTTGGCGGCGCACTGGGTGGTGGCCGTCGCGACGTACGCCGCGGAGACGTACACCGTGGCAGTCACGTTGATGAGGTTTTCCGAGGCCGCGGCGACGATGCAGTTGACACACAGAGGCACGCGAGGCTGGATGTACGCGTTGGCGTTCGTCACGGCAGACGCGCCAGCGGCGCCCGACGCGCCCGCCAGGTACACCTCGACGGTGCCTTCCAGCGTGGGAGAGGCGCGCACCAGCGTCCGGTTGATGCTCGGGTCCGACGTGCGCGCCCACAAGTCGTAGGCGTCGTTGGGTGTTCCGCTGCCCAGCGCAGGCCAGCGAGCTCGGCAGCGCGTCCGCAGCGCCGCGTCCGTCTCCTGGTCGGCGCCCTGCACGGAAATCCACGTTCCGCCAGGGCCTGGGTTGGACACCGTCACGCCTGCGAGGGCCGTCACCAGCGTGGTGATGGTGCCGTTGGCGACGTTGTATGCGGCACCCGGGGACTCGGCCTTCACGGAGACGGTGATGCTTCCGTTCTTCGGCAGCGTGTAGGCGCCCACCGAGTTGAAGCGGAGGCCCGACGTCGAGGAGAACCACAGTTGGCCGTCGGTGATGCTGAAGGGGCCTGCGCCAGCCGGGTCCGAGAGCGTCACCACGCCCTGCGTGAGGACGCCAGGGTTGCGCGTGAGCGCGTACACCTGGCCCGCCACGAGGTCCAGCCACGGGCCCGCGGACGTCTCCAACATGCCGCCGGAGGCGATGGCGGCGATGAGGGCGTAGACGTCCTCGGAGACGGCCGCGTCATTCTCCATCATCGTCAACGGGACGCTGCCCGTCTGCCACGCAGTGGCCTGCAGCGTCGGGAGCCGTGTCTGGACGCGGAACTCGTCGCCAGACAGGAAGGACGGGCTGCCGCTCGAGGCGTTGGAGAAGACGATGGAGAGGTTGGTGCCCGTCACCGCGTAGCTGCCGGACAGCGGGATGGTGGTGGTGCTGCTCCAAGTGATGCCGGCGTCGGAGCTCCACTGGAAGGTGGCGCTGCCCAGCTGGCCGTCGGACATGACGCGGATGCGGAAGTCCCACTCGGCAGTCGGCGTGCCGGAGAGAGTCACTCGCCCCGTGGAGTAGCCCGTCAGGGAGGTGAAGCCGATGCCTTGGAGCTGCTTGAGCAACTGGGCGCGGAGCTCTTCCTTCGTCGGTTGCTTGATGAGTTCCGCGAGCGTCAGCATTGGTCACTCCTGGGACAGCAACTCGACGGACACCTGCGAGACGTTCAGCACGAAGCGCAGGGGGCCGGTGGTGGTGGTCGCCTCGATGGACAGGCGCAGCGTCTGGGTGGATGCGGAGTAGGTGATGGTGGCCTCGGCGTTCTCCACGCGCTCGTCCTGCTCGCACTCGAGCTCCACCGCGGCCTTCATGCGGTAGAGGGCGTCCTGCGTCACGGCCTCGTTGAGGTACTCCCGCACGTCCAGCCCGTAGTCCGGGTGGAAGGGAAGCGTCCCTCGAGGAGTGGAAAGCCGCCGCGCCAGGGCCTCGGCGACGACGCGCCAGTCCGCCACGAGGTTGAGGTTGCCGTCCACGCCCGGAAAGACGAGGACGTCGCTGCCGTAGTCTCCGACGACGGACGCAAGCGAGGCGCTCAGCGTCGAAGAGATGGCGGGCGCAGGAGTCGGAGGCGCCGTCGGCGTGACGTAGATGACGGTTTCCACGCCCTGCCAGTCGAAGTTGCTGGTGGCGAATTCGAGAGGTGCCTGGAGGTCGTACTGCAGGTCCGTCCAGACGGTGTCGAGGTTGTTCAGGTCCGCCATGGGCGATTCCTCACACCGTCAGGCCGACGCCGCAGGGCACGATGATGTCGCCGATGATGGTGCGCTCTTGAGCCGCGGCGCTCGGGATGTTGCTGGCGATTGCGCCACCGGACACCCACTGAAGGTCCGGCAGGTAGCCGCAAGCGAGTGGGGGCGACGTAGGGACGGCCACCGGCATCGGGTACACCAGGTAGTCGTTCGTCGCCGAGTCCATTCCGGTTCCGGCGATGCTGCCGCCTCCGAAGGTTGGGGCGATTGGTCCTGCGAGCGTGGGGGGCGCCGTGTTACCCCAGCCGCGCCGAAGCACGTTGTACGTTTGGGTCAGTTGGCCAGCAGCACCAGACCCGCGACCGCTCGAAATCGGACCGAATCGAAGAAGCCACTGGTTGCGCGTGTCTCCGGCGCGCCCGTTTGCGCCCTTCCAGAAGGCGAAGCCCCCATTCAGGATGCCTGTCGACGCCCTGGAGATGCCCCACCAGAATCGGCTGCCGTCTGCGTTGGTGGCGAAGTGGACGTAGTGGTTGAGCGACGTCGTTCCGTCGGCGAAGAGGTGAATGTTGGAGCTTGGCGCCAGGTTGGTCGTCCCCAGCATGAACTCCTCGCTCGAGCCAGTGGCAGCCGGGCGAGTAGTGTTGCTTGGGCTGACGAAGCCCTGGCTGGACTTCACGACACTCAGTCCGATGTGTCCGAAGCTGGTGGTGTTGCAGTCGATGCAGAGGTCGTACCCGTTGGCGGCGTTGCGGAGGACAATCCACGAGTGCGCGGTGCCAGACGAGGCGAGCACGATTTTGGATGCGTTGAAGGAGGTGCCCCATCTGTCCACGGCATCGAGCGCGCCCGTTGTACCGTCGCTGCTCCCAAGGCACGTCCAGACGCTGTTTGAGTTGCGCGTGCCGGATGTGGTGCCGGCGCTGTGGTTGTCCATCAAGAAGGCCTTGATGCTCCACAAGACGAACTGGTGGATGAGCGTCGCGGTGGTGTTGTTGGGCGCCACCGGCACGTTGCCGCGGGTGTGGTAGGCCTCGGTGAGGGCTGGGAGTGCCATGGCTCAGGTGCTCTTAACCGTGGCCGAGGCCACGTTGGTGGAGGTGGAGATGGGCGTTGCCGGAGGACCGCTGGCGCCAGGCCCAGTCGTGACGCCGGAGTGGGTGTGGGCGTTGAAGGTTGAGACGATGGCGTCCAGCGCCGCCTTCGTCTGCGTCGCCAGCGCGACGTAGCTGGTGGGGCTGTTGCCGATGGCGAACTCGGTCAGCGCGCTGCCGTTGAACTCCCACAGGAAGGCCGCCGGCCGCTGCGGGTTGCCGCCCTCGAAGCCCAGCAGCACGCGAGAGCCAGCGGCCACTTTCACCGCGACGCCGGGCACGCCGAGGCGCACCGGCACCTTGGACAGCGAAGGCAGCGAGTTGGAGTCCGGCTGCAGCTCCAGCGTCCCGTCGGCATTCTGCGCCGCCACCCGGCACGGGTAGAGGGCCAGGTAGTCGATGCGGCGCGTGGCGCCGTCGATGATGGTAAGGAGGCCCGCTTTCACCCTGTCCACTGGCGTCATTCGAGCCACACCTCCGCCTCCAGCCTCGAGGCGTTTTCGCTCACCACCTTGACGTAGGAGACCCGGTTGGCGGCGTCCTGGTAGCAAGTGCCCGGCAGCACCATTCCGCCGTCTGCGAGGCCGCAGCGGAAGCGGCGCAGGCGTGTGTCGATGGCGCTCACGTTGAGAGTGGACGGCGTCTCGACGGGCCACGACTCCATGCCAAGCCATAGGGTGCCGTCAGGCAGCACCCGCCAGGCGTCCGCGCCGACGGCAGCCGCGACTTGCGCCACCTGGAAGCCAACGGGCGCCGACGTCGTCACCCAGAAGGGCAACAGCGCGGCCAGGAGCGACGAGTCGACGCTGGGCGACAACGTCTCGCCGGCCGTCGCGAGCAAGTCCTGGAGGACGATGCGTGCCGTGGTGGAGTTGTAGGCCTTCGGCGTGGCCGAGGTGTTGAGTCCGCCGCCGCCAGCCGCCAGCCGGTAGAGGCCAGTGTCCGACGTCACCCCGCCGTGGCGGATGGTGCCCGAAAGCTCGAACCCGTCGAGAGCCAACGTCACCCGCCCGGACAACAACTCCGGCGAGTCGACGCTGACGTCCGCGTGCCAGACGCCGAGGCGCGGAAGCGACACCTTCACGTCCAGGACTGGCTTGTCCTGAAGGAGGCAGAATGGACTCACGGCGTCGCCCCGTTCGTTGCAGACGGCTTCGCCTTGTTGCCGAGGGCGCCAGGCCCGAAGCGCTTCACGAGGTCGACAGACTGCTTCGGCGTCGACACGCCACCCTTTGCGCCCGGGACGTACTCGAGAAAGCGGATGGATGCCTCGTAGACGCCTTGGGCAGCATCGCCTTTCGGCTTGGGGAAGCCGTACTCGAGGACGTGCGCCGACTTGATGCCGTGGAGCGACAACACCGGGTGGACGACGTCGACCGGCGCGATGGGGAACTTCGAGTATAGCGTAAGGCTCTTCTGCCGGTTGTCGATGAGCGTCTCGGCCTTGGAGATGGAAAGCCTGGAGGCCTCGGTGCTGCTCAGCACCATGGAGCGCAGGTAGCCGACCAGCTTCGCGTACGCGGACAGCTGCTCTGCCGTCCACAGGCGCACCGTGACGGTGAACTCCGCCTGGTCGTCGCCGATGTACGTCACCGTCGAGCCGTTGGTGCCGGCCGTCGACTTCTTGTCGTGACGCCGCCGCACCTTGCCGTCGATGGCGCAGACTCCAGGCAGCCGCCAGCCTGCGACGATGACGGACTCCCACGAATCGGGGGCATCACCCCAAAAGGGAACCGCCGATGACGTGGTGAGGTCCAGGCGAGCTCCCAGCCTGTCCTGGAGCTCGGCCGGCACCGTCGCCACGAAGTCCTCGAAGGGGTACGTCACCCGACACCCCCTTCCGTCGCCATCTGCTCGAAGGCGCTGGCCAGCTGCGTGGGCAGAAGCTCGGCGATGCGCCGCGCCAGCTCCTCGGCGTCCTTGCCAGCACCGTCCAACTCGACGGTGAGGTTGATGACGGGCGCCGAGCCGCGGCCCGACGTCGAAGGGACGGACACCATGGCGCCCACCGCGGCGTCCACCCTGCCCCCAGCGCCGTCGAGCCCCTGCGCGAAGCCCTGGGCGGTGTACGCGCCAAGCTCGGCGAAGACGGTGGACGGGGACTGGATGCCCAGCACCTCCTTGAAGGTTGCGATGGCGTCGTTGGCCATCATGGCGATGAACTTTCGAGGCATGTCGATGGAGTCCTGAATGCCGCGCGCCAACCCATCCACCAGCGCCGCGCCGAAGGCCCTGAAGTCCTCCACGAGCTGTCCGCCAGAGATGTAGTCGGCAAGCTGCCCGAAGAGCTCGAAGAGCTTCTCCAAGCCGACGCCAGCGAGGATGACCGTGTTCAGGATGCCGCCCAGCACGACGCCGAGGCCAGCCATGACGATGCGGAAGCCCTCGGCTGCGCCCTTGCCGCCCTCCATCATTCCGAGCATCTCGAAGGTGGGCCCGAGGACGGCCATCACCCCATCCTTGAAGGCCACCACACCCTCGATGCCCGTCTTCACCAGGTCGACGAAGAGGTTGAATCCGCCGATGAGGTCGTCGAGCGACACCTGACCCAGCAGCGAGCCGACGTCATTCACCACGCCTTCGATGAGGGCCTTCAGCTTGCTGCCGCCCACTCCGTCGGGGTTGAGGGCGTCCGTGAGCATCTGGACGAACTTCTTCAGGCCCCGGAAGCCCGCCGACTTCTCGAGGTCGATGTCCAGGAAGAGGTCCGTAGGCACGCTGGCCAGCGTTGAGAAGAGGCCTTTCAGCGTCGTGGCCTGCCCCAGCATCCCCTGCCCGAGCTCCTTCCCGCCCGAGTAGCGCGCGCGGATGGCGTCAAGGACTGCGGCGATGGCCACGTCGGCAGTCACCTTGCCTTGCTCGACCAGTTTCGAGACGTCGGTGGACTTCACGCCCATCATCGCGGCGATGGACTCGTAGATGGGGCTTCGGCCGAGTCCGGCGTTCGTCAACTGGATGAAGTCGCCGCCGGTGATTTTCCCGTTCCCGCGAATCTGCCCGAGCACGAGGGTGAGGCGGTCCATGATGGACTTGTCGAAGTTGTTCCCGGCCGCGACGTCGCCGACGGCCTGGAAGACGATGGGAATCTCCTCCCTCGAGAAGCCCGCCATCATCAGGTCCTTGAAGGACTTGATGACGTCAGTTGTCTCGAAGGGCGTCAGCTTCCCGAAGGACTTGGCGCGGTCGAACATCTCCTTCGCCGCGTCCCTCGTGCCGGTCATGAGCTCGAAGGAGGCGAGGGTGGACTCCTTGAAGGCCAGCGACTCCACGGCGAACTTCCCGCCGTCGAAGACGACGCCGGCGAGGGCGCGCGCGCCACTCACCAGCAGCTCGAAGCCTTGCTGGGCGACGGCGATGGAGCCCGGCAGCGAGTCGAGGGCCTTCTCCACGCCGCGGAGGGACTTCTCCATCTGCCCGGCCGGGCCGCTCATGCCGTCGTAGAGGTTGAAGACCCACCGCAACGCGTCCACGACTCACTCCCTCTTGCCGAGGCTGCGCACCAGCGCCAGGAGCTCGGCCACCAGTAGGGCGCCCACGTAGGCGTCCTCATCGTCCTCGTCGGCTCCGAAGAGAGAGACGAGGTGGTCCGCCGCTGCCTCCACCGAGCCCTGAGCGCGGCGGAACTTCTCGACTACAGGGCTTTTTTTTCGACGTCCGTCCCCGCGCCAGCGAGTTCAGCCAGCACCTTGCCGAAGGACTCGACGAGGCCTGGCTTCCTGTCCAGCATCGCCTCGAGCTCCGCCCGCGACGGGTGTACGACGCAGGAGCGCACCAGCTCCTCCATGGCGATGAGGCGCTTCGCCTCGTCCTGCGCCTGCGCGCGGAAGCGCTTCCACGTGGGGCGGTTGGGCGCCTTCACGATGACGGATTCGCCTGCGTGGGAGAGCTCGTGGAGCTCTCCGTGCTCTGCCTTCAGCTTGTCGATGTCGGTGGGAGTCATGGTCGGCTTTCAGGTTGCGAGAAAAAACCGAGGGCCGGGGTGGAGCCCGGCGCCTCGTCACCGGAGCAGCTGCTTGCCTCCGATGGGGGCCACCCCTCCAGGCAGCACCATCATGATGTCGAGCTCGCACGAGACGGTGAGGGCGTCGCCGCCCTCCTGCGCGTTGTTCTCGTGCTTCTTGATGCGGCAGCCCTGCAGCACGTCCATCACCACCGGCTGGCCGACCTCGGCGTAGCTGACGGTGATGTCGAAGGGCGCCTCCATGTACCCGACGCCCGGCCGCAGGAGCGCCAGCGTGGCGATGAGGTCCTGGAACTCGAGCCGGTAGAGCTCGAGGCTGCCGTCGGCATCCAGCGGGCCGCGCGTCCGGCCGATGACTTGGCTGCGGTTGCCGCGCACCTTGCCCGGCTCCAGCGTCTGGCTGAACTTGATGGACTTGACGCCGTTGAAAAGGCGCGCGCCCGCGGTGATTTCCACCGAGGAGAAGTCGTAGCGCAGGCCGTTGATGAGCGGGTACGGGATGGCTGCCATGGTTCAGAGTCCTTTCAGACGGGCGTGAGCGCCGGGTTGGAGAAGCCGATTTCTCCGTCGATGAACTTGGCGTAGCCGAGCGGCACGACGCGGAACTTCAGCTTCAGCTGCTGCGTCGAGAGGATGTTGACGCTGCGGTCCACCACCACGCTGCAGTCCGAGGCGTAGCCAGGCACCGTCACCGCGTCCCGGAGGGCGCGCTCGATGAAGCGCTCGATGGTGAGGGCGTCCTGCTCGAGGATGAGGCCGGTGGTGCTGTTGACGCGCACCGAGTCGTTGAGGAAGCGCAGCATCCCCAGCCGCACCGCCTTCGAGGCGATGTCCATCACCCGGCCGTACTGGAGGAACTTGAAGTCCGACGTGGCGCCGGCCTTCACGTTGCCGTTGGTGACGTAGAAGCCGGACAGGCCCACGTGGGTGCGCAGCGTCGCCAGCTGAATGGTGTCCAGCGCCGGCGTCTTCGCCTCATCGCGCACCAGCGAGACGATGCCCTTCACCGCGCCCGTCGCCACGCGGCCCAGGTCCTCCGAGGGAGGCACCGAGGCGGCGCGCGCCACGATGGCCGAGGCCGCCGGGCGCTTGGTGGTGCTGCCCGTCGTCTGGGACAGCAGGTTGGCGAAGCCGCCGCACAGCATGATGCGGGAGTCGGACAGCGAGGCCACCGCCGTGGCGATGTTGGCGTCGGTGTCGTCCAGCACCTGCATCGCCCCGCGCGCGTAGCGGTACGCCGCCGCGGCCGTCGTCAGCTTCGAGACCAGCAACGCATGGACACCCTGCGTCGCCGTCGAGTCCGCCGGCACGCCGACCGCGTAGAGGAGAAACCACTCGCGGGAGTCACCCAACAGCGCGTCGATGGCGGTGCCGAGGTCGCCCGTGGTGTACGCCGGCGCCGTCGTGGTCCAGTCGTACACGTCGCCAGCCACCAGCGAAGCGGCCGAGAAGACGATGGTGACGCCGTAGGCGGACTGCGCGCCGGTGTACGTCCCGCCCGTCGGCACCGCGATTTCCGGCCCGTACGTCCGCCCGCCGTCGATGGACAGCTTGAAGGTGGCGGTGCCCGCCGCCGGGTTGGTGCCACCCTGCACGATGAGGACGCGCACCTGGTAGCTGTCCAGCGGGCTGCTGCCGGCGGTGGTGACGACGGACAGGCCCGTGCCCGTCTTCGTCACGGCGCCCGAGGCTGCCGCAGTCGACGCCGCGGACTTGCAGCAGATGACGGTGCCGCCGGCGAGGGCCAGCACGTAGGCCGCCGCCTCCACCAGCGGGCCGGTGCCCAGCGTGTCCTTCAGCGTCTGGACGTCGGTGAAGGCGTAGACGGTGTTGGCCGTCCCGCTGCTGCAGGTGCCGACGAGGGCAACGGTGCCGTTGTCGCTGCCGGGGACGATGCCGAGGGCGCCGTCCTTGATGGAGAGGTTCGCGTAAGGCAGAGGCATTCGTCAGGCTCCTTCGTCAGCGGATTTCCAGCTTGCCGGCGCGCTCCAGCGCCGCGATGAATTCGTCCCGGGTGACTTCCTTCCCGAGGCCCCAACCCGGGGTAACGGCCTTCGCCACGGCGAACATCGCCGCGTCGGTGGACAACTCGGCGGCCCACACCTCGATGGCCTTCTTCTCGTCTGGCGTCTTGGGCATGGTTCAGGGACTCGGGGTGGCGGTGATGTCGCCGCTGGGCAGCGCGATGGCGCCTTCCATGCCGGCGGTGGTGATGTTGGCGAGGACACCCGTCGAAGGTGCGTCCTTGAAGATGGGGATGGCGAAGGACATGGAAACGATGCAGGCGCGGCCCTTCTGCACCAGCTCTGCCCCGTCGGCGCCCGTCCACTCGAGGGACTGGACGCGGTAGTTGCCGAAGCACGTCTCGTGGACCGCCACCAGAAGTCGCCGCACGAGGTCCTCGGTGGCCTCGAGGTCCGCCGCCGCCGTTTTCGTCGGCGCGTCCGTCTCGGCCCACACCAGCACGCGCACGCCCGCCCAGCGGGTGCCCACCGAGGCGGAGACGTGCTTGGACTTCAGGCCCGGCGTGGCGAGGCCCGGGTTGTTGATGCGCTTGCCGGGCTCGAAGGTGTCAGACGAGGGCATCCACACCAGGCGCGGCGGTGCGTCGAACTCCTCGCGATACTCGGCGCCCAGGACGTTGGTCACGTCCACCATGGAGGCGTGCGCCGCGACGGCCGAGAAGACGTCGCCCAGCATCAGGGCACCCGCCTTCCGAAGGCCGCTTGCACGAAGTCACCCGCCACCAGGTTGAAGGCCTTGGCCCAGCTGCGCGGCACGCCTCGGGAGTCCGGCAGGTAGGGGCGCGCGGGCACGCGCACGCGGCGCGCGAAGAAGCGCTTGCCGTTGGCCTGCCAGGACAACGCCTTCTTCTTCGCCTCGACGGTGCCGCCGAACTGGTGCAGCCGGGCGTACTTCACGTCCGTGGCCACCTCGAGGCTGGTGGTGCTCAGGACGCGCACGTTGAGGCTGTTGCGCAGTCGGCCCGTGTCCAGCAGCGGCTGCCCGGCGCGCATCTTCAGCGGCTTCCAGCGGTTGCCGTACGGGTCCCGCGACTTCTCGAAGCACATGAGGGACTGGAAGAGGGCTTCCTGCCCGATGACGTTGAGGAATCGCTTCTTGAAGGCAGGCGTCTTCATGGCCGCCATCCGGCGCCGCAACTCCTGCAGTTGCTTGGTGTCGCCGGTGGGGGAGGCCACGTCACCACCCCCTCGAGGAGGGCGGGCCGATGGTGACGTTGCCGCTGGCGTCCACGGACTGCTGCATGACGTACGGCTGCTTTTGCGGGTCGACGGGCGGCTTGGACTGGTCCGTCGTGGTGTTGGGCGCAGGCAGAGCGAGGCCCCGGGCGACGTCGCGGCACCACGCGATGGCCTGGTCGTAGCGCTCCTTCACCTGCTCCGCGTCACCCACGCCGGCCGCGAAGCCGCGCCGCGAGAGGAGTTCGTACGCGGCAATTTTGCACACCGCCATCGTCACCGAGGCGTCGAAGGTGGCGAGGGGCAAGTCGTACCGACTGCCGATGTACGAGTCGACGACGCGAGAGGCGGCCTCAAGGGCCGCAGCGATGTCCGCGCTTGGCATTCCTGCCGTGGCCTTCGCGGGAAGACCCAGCGCGGCGAAGTCAGCTGCAGTCGCGTACGCGGCCACGCATCACCTCAGCGCTTCATCGGCTTGCCGGGGGACGGCTTCTCGTCGGATGGCTTCTCGTCGGAGGCGGCAGTGGCGCTCTCCAGCTCGGCGGCGTCGACAACCTGGACGACGGAGTCGGCACGCAACTCAGACAGCTGACGCTCGTCTACCTCGACGACGTGGAGGCCCGACTCGAATTTCCGCTGCAGGCACCAGTAGGCGTTGCCGTACTCGGGGCGCTTCGGGATGAGGATTCCAACCTTCATGGCTTCTCCTGGAGGGGTGAGAGTGGCGGGGGCGCCCGGCCCACGGGGCGCAGCCGACCAAGGAGGCGCCCGGTGTTTTAACCGGACGCCCCCATGAGGGCTTTACGCCTTGGCGCGCGCCGCCAGGAAGGGCAGCGAGTAGCCGGCGTTGGAGCGCGCGTCGACGCCGTAGATGAACTTCTTCCGCATGAAGACGTTCTCGGTCGTCGGGTCCGTCAGCGCGGTGAAGGTGGGCGCTTTGCGCAGCTGGTACACGAAGGGCTTGATGGGCTTCGTGTTGTCCAGCAGGTACCAGGCGTCCGCCTCGCTCGCGAGCTCGGGGATGACGAGGATGTCGGCCATCCCGACGAGGACGTTGGACTGGTTCTGGCCCGCGGCGTTCTGCCCAAGGGCGGCTGCAGGGGCGATGTACGTCGCCTGCAGAATCTGCCGCGCCGTCACCTCAAGCTGAGGCGGGACGACGAGGAGGTTCGGCGTCACCATCAGCGGCTTCCCGTCCTCGCCGCGGTAGGCCATCATCGTCTGGCGCACCGTGGTGAAGTTGGCCGCGTTGAGCGCCATGCCAGACGCCCAGAGGTTCTGGTACGTGCTGCCGGCCGGGTCGCCCACCGGGTGCGAGGCGTTGAAGAAGGACTGGCCGTCGAAGCAGAGGTTGGTGTTGCCCGACTGCAGGGCCTGCACGACGAGGTCGTCGCCGAGGCGCGCCGCCTGCTCGCCCATCATCTGCAGCAACGGCGAGAAGACGCCCAGCTGCTCGTCCTGGATTTCGTTGCGGTCGAGCTCGACCGTCGACTCCCAGTCCTTGTTCACCAGGGTGTACCCGGCCGCCTCGACGTTGCGCAGGATGCGCTCGCCGACCCACTCACGGAGGCGCGGGATGAGGCGCATCCACGCGTAGCGATTCTCGCGCGAAGTCGACGGGACTACGGCGGCCACCCTCGTGTACCAGGGCTGGTAGCGCGCGTACGCGCCCTGGTACAGGGTGTTGAAGTTGTAGAAGATGGCGTCGAGAACGGCCGGGGTAATCTGCACGGTGGGTCTCCTTGATGGTGTGAGGCGCCCGGCGAGTCAGCCCGAGCGCGAAGGCGTCAGGGGTTGAACGAGCCGATTTCGACGTACACCTGCGAGTCGCCTTCGCTCACCGAGACGACGCGGCCGGCGATGGAGCGGGTGTTGGTGCCGCTCGTCTTCGCGACCGTCTGGTCGTCGACGATGTAGCAGACGGTGCCCACGTCAGCCTGCGCGATGGCGTCGCCGGCCGACGAGTTCACGAACGGGAAGACGCCGCGACGCACTTCGGCGGTGATGGCACCCGCGGCGCCGCCGGTGTTGTCGAACTGCCGTTCAGCGCGACCAGCCACGATGAGTCCAGTGGCGGTGCGGCCGGGCGCGGCGAAGCCGGCGTCCACGACGACCAGCGCGCCCTTGAAGATGCGGACGTTGGCCTTCACGGGCAGCTTCAGCAGGTGCAGCGTCGGGGAATCGCCGAGGTGGGCGACGTTCTTGTCAGCAGCGAGGGCGACCATGGTGTGACTCCTTTGAGATGGGGTTGGTTACTCAGCGCGCTCGTTCAGGCCCTGCACGCGGACGATGGGGTTGGCCGCCTTCGACTTGGCCAGGTCCTCCACCTTGACGGACAGCATCTCCGCCACCTTCTTGTCCTCGTCCGTCACCATGACGGTGGTGGTGCCGGCGCCGGGCTCCTTCGCGGGCGTGGGCAGTACCTTCGGGGCCGCCGAGAGGAACTCCTTCAGCTCGTCCATGCTGCGGGCGCCCATCTTCTCGAGAAGGGCCACCTGCGCCGGGGCCACCTTGCCCTCGGCCTGGGCCGCCTTGATGAGAGACAGCACCTCGCCGGCCTTCTGCTTGCCCTCGAGCTCGGCCAGCTTCGCCGACAGCGCCGCGACCTGCTCCGCGTCCTTCTTCCAGGTCGCGATGGCCGCCGAAGCCTCTCCGACGGTGGCCTTGCCGGTGGCGGCGAGGAGCAGCTCGCGCCCGTCGATGGCCTTCGACACCTCCGCGGCGATGGCGTCTTCGGTGGCGTCGGCGGCGAGCTTCACGAGGGTGGCGAGCTTCGACATGGGCTTCTCCTGGGTGGTGGCGCTGGCGACGAGCGGCTTCTGTCCCTTCGTCGCCGGGTTGTTGGTGAGCGCGGCGTTGAGGACGCCGGTGATTTCCCGAGTCTTCGGGTCCCGGAAGACGACGGGCGAGAAGTAGCGGAACTTCCGCGCCTTCAGCCTTTCCGAGGCCTCGTCCGTCCAGGAGACGTTGACGGCGTAGATGCCGTCCTCGCGTGCGTCGACGGAGAACCAGCCCGCCGCCTCGCCAGCCTTCGCCGGGTCCGGCGCCGTGTCGGCATTCAGCGAGGCGTGCTCGTAGTCGATGACGAGGTCCCGCCCGAGGTCCGCCGCGAAGGCCTCCACGGCCTTCTTCGCCGCGGGCGTGTAGGTGAGGTCGCCCTTCGTCGTGCGGTTGGTGCCGGCCTTGAAGAGAGGGAACTCCGTCGGCAGCTCCCCCGAGGCCGACAGAGGCATCTCGATGTGGAGAGCGACGCGCTCTTTCGGGCTCACGGGCCGGACTATTTCGGGCCCTTGTAGTTTCGCGCCAGCGCCCGCGGATACTCCCGGAGGTCGGGCCGGAACTCTCGCACCGGGTTCCCGAAGCCTTCGGGCACGTCCACCTTCGGGGGGCGCTTGGTGACGCCAACCACCTTCGCGGCGCGCTCCGTCATCGCCATGATGGTGCTGCGGCAGCGGTGGTGCAGTGGAGGGCGGTGCGTCTTCCACCACGGGTGCGACGCCGGAAGCGTGACGCCCGCGCAGTCGTTGCAAATCTCCGACGTCCGCGCGTCGAGGACGGCCGAGTAGCGCCACACCGGCCGCGTCTCGATGATGTCGGGCGCCTCGTACTGCTCCAGCCGCCCCGCGGAGTAGGCGCGCTGGACGTTGGTGCGAAAGATGGCGTCCAGGCGCGAGGCCGGCGCGGATGCGAGGCCGCCCCACTGGCGCTGAAGCACCTCGGTGATGCGCGCCTTGAAGTCGTTGAACGTCTCGCCCTTCGCCACGGCGGCCTGCAACCCACCGTAGACGGCGTTCGCCAAGTCCAGCTGCGCGGTGGCCGCGATGGTGCGCGCCTGCTGGAGCAAGTCCTCGAGGAGGCCCTCGACGTCGGGCAGGTAGCCGGCAGCCTCGAGCCGCTGGCGGAACCAGAGGATGGCCTCGTCGAAGTGCAGGACGTTGGACGTTGTCTTCACGCGAGCCCCTTCTGCGCCGCCAGCCTGCGGAGCGACACCGTGGCGCGCTTCTCGATGAGGCGCACCGTCTCCCGCGAGAGGCTGTGGCGCTCGCCCACCTCGTCCAGCGTCAGGCCCAGCGCGCGCGCCTGCAGCACCAGGCTCTCCCGCCCCTCGGGCAGCGTGCGCACCATCTCCATCACCACGCCTGCCTCCTCTCGCTGCGCCACCTCGTCCTCGGGGGACACCGTGGGCGCCCGCAGCGTCTCACCCACCGTCGTGTCGCTGCCCTCGGCGATGGTGTCCTCGAGGCTGACGTGCCGCGAGACGTACGAGGCGCCAGAGTCCGCGGCGCGCCCTCGCCGACTGCCCTTGTCGAGGACGACGCGGTGGCGCGCGTTGCGTGGGTCCGACGGGTTCTCCTTGATGGTGAGACGCGTGCACAGCGCCCGCATCCAGCGGTAGGCGTAGGACGAGAAGGCGACGCCGAAGGACGGGCGGAAGCGCCGCACGGCGTACACCACGGCGATGCGCGCCTGCTGCACCAGCTCCTCGATGTCGAGGTGCGTGTGGCGGACGTACCGCTTGGCGGCGTGCCAGCAGAGGCCCTCCAGCTTGCGGACGACGGCGTCCATGGCGGCCCGGTCGCCCCGGGCTGCCAGGAGCACCTCGTCGTCCGTCGGCCCTTTCACTTGCCCACGTCCTCGAGGGCCGACACCCGGCCGGCGAGCTCCGCCATCAGCATCGCCCGCGACATCACCTGGGCCAGCGACTCGGGGTCCATCTCGCCGTAGGCAGCCACCACCCTCTCCTTGAGGTCGTCGAAGGACGTGGCGGACATGACGGCCTCCAGTAGCCTGCGCGCGTCCGCGGCGATGAAGCGCCCGCCGGCTGCCTTCGCCGACTCGGTGACGTCGTCCGCGTACAACTGCCCCTTCATGGCGCCGGAGGCCTTCACCTTGGGCGCCATGCTGTTGGGCACCGGCGTCTCTCCGGTGTCGGACCCCTCGACGTCCTCCGCCGCCTCGCCGTCTTCCGCGGCCTCGGGCTCCTCCGCCGGGCCCAGGGTGGGGATGCCGGCGTGCTCAAGGATTTCGTCCACGTCGGGCCTCGCGCCCGCGGCCTGCAGCGCCTGCAGCCCCTCGCCGATGCCCTTCAACGCCGTGCCGGCGGCCACCTTGTCCTCGGGCGGCTCGGTGTTCCAGATGATGTGCGGCGCGAGCTCGGGGTCGCCGAAGTTGAAGGCGGCCCACGGCTTCAACACCTGCTCGCGCAGCGTCTTCGAGAGCAGCTGGGCGTCCGCCTGGAGAATCTCCGCGCGGATGGACTCATGCACCTGAGCCGCGGAGAAGCTGCCGCCCTTCACCTCGGTGGTGAGGTTCTGCCCGAGGAGGGCGACGGCGATGGACGTCTCGGCCTTGGAGATGAGCTGGTTGAAGCCGTCGGCGCCCGTGGACTTCGCCTCGAGGAGCTCGAGGTCGAACTTGTCCTCCGGGTTGGGGCTGCCGGGGATGCGAACCACCGACTCGTTGCCCAGGGACGCCAGCTCCTTCAGGAAGCGCTGCTTGTCGGCCTCGTCCGCGCCCAGCGGCGTGCGCGCCTTGCGGATGGGGCTGCCGTACACCTCGCTCCACCGGCCCCAGTCGCGCAGCGCCCACTGGCGCAGCAGCCACGGGATGTACAGGTAGCGCATGGCGCCCCACATGTACGCGCGCTCCATCGCCTTGAGGCTGAACAACACCCATTGGCCGTCGCCCGGTTGAATCTGCACCGAGGCTTCCTGCTCCGTGTTGACGTGCCACGCCCGCGTGTCCCACCGCCAGAGGAGGAAGCGCGGGTGCCAGACGCGCAGCCGCGGCATCCACAGCCCGTCGCGGGCCTCCCAGAGAAGCTGTCCACTGCCGATGCCCAGCAGGACGCTCCAGGAGTGCAGCTCCGCCAGCACGCCGTCGGGGAAGATGCTCTCGAAGTGTTGCTCGACGAGCTCCAGCGCCTGCTTCGCCCGCGCGCCTTCGCCGGGCTCCAGCTGTAGCGGCAGCGAAGGGAGCGCCTGCGTGCGTCGCTCCAGGCAGCCAGACACGCGGTCATCCCGGCGCATCGACTCGCACACCAGCGCGGCAATCTCGAGGAGACCGTACTCGAGGTTGCGGATGGCCGCCTTCACCGCCGTGACGGACTGGAAGTCGGTGAAGTTGTAGCTGGGGATTTCCCGGTACGGCGCGGGCGGGGACGTGAGCATGTCCCGAGGGTGCCCCGCATGGACACTACATGCGACGAGGGGCCACCGACTCATCCTCAGCGGGCCGGTTTTCTCGCACCGTCGACAGCACGTCGAAGGCAGCCACCGCCGCGTCGACGATGTCGTCGTGGGCGTCGGCCACGCCGGTGAAGTTGACGTGCTCGTCCACGAAGCGGTCGAGCCACGTCACCGGGTGCGCCTCCGATTGCTCCGGCAGCAACACCTTCCCGGCATTCCAGGCGGCGGCGTACTTCTGCGCGCGCATGAACTTGTCCGCGGTGGCCGGGAGGAACTCAAGGAAGGGCAAGCTGGGGCGCAGGAAGTCGGCGACACCCATCTCCGTGCCGGCGCCGTACCAGCGCATCCGTGCGCCGGGGTAGCGGGTACGGTAGCGCTTCACCACCTCGGCGAACTCGGGCGCGCGCGCCTGACTGCGGACGACGTCGAGGACGTAGAAGTGCCCCTCGTGAAGCGCCATCACCACGAGGACGCTCCAGTCGCTGGACGTCTTCTTCGAGTAGGCGAGGTCGAGGCCCATGCCGACGCGGTACGACGTGGGCGCCGTCTCGTACACCCACGGGTCGCCGAAGACGGCGCCGCCCCGCGGCCTCGGACGGCCCTGGTAGAGGCTCTCGAAGGAGTACGGGCCCAGCTGCGCGCGCACCTCCTCCAACTTGGGGACGGGCCAGAGCTCGGGCCAGAAGCTGCGCCCGGCGTCGTCGATGGCCGGCAGGCAGACGTACCGCCAGCCCTGCTTGACGAGGGTGCCGGCGAGGTCGTCCGGGTGCCAGCGCGCCATGTTGACGATGATGGACTGCGGCCGGGCGCCCGGGTTGCGCCGGGTGAAGAGGGCCTCGTTGAACCAGTCGAGCGCCCGCTGGCGCTTCAGCGCCGACTCGGCCTCCTGCCTGTCCTTCACCGGGTCGTCCACGATGGCGATGTCCACGCCCTGGCCGGTGATGCCCTCGCCGACGCCACGGGCGATGCAGCCGCCGCCTTCGGGCGTGCGCCACTCCACCACCGTGTCGCGCACCACGTTGATGCCCATCGCCTTCGCCCAGTCGCGCGCCTTGATGGCCTTCGAGCGCGCCTGCGTGGCGTTGTAGCTGCAGTACGCCACCTCCCAAGACGGATGTGCCGCGAGCCACCACGACACGGCCGCCAGCAGCGTCTCCGTCTTCCCGCCGCGCGGAGGGGTGTGGCACACCAGGCGAACGGACTCGCCGCGTTGGATGGCCTCGAGGGCGTCGAGGAGGGGCTTCAGGTGGAGGGGCTGGACGTAAGACTTCGCCGCGAGTACGGGGATGCGCGTCACCCACTCAGCCAGCGGAGGCAGCGTCTGACGCTCCTGCGGACGCGACGCCCTCAGCGCCGCGAGCCTCTGCGCCGCCAAGGCGGGCAGCAGCAGCTTCAAGGGCTTTTTCGTACCACTCGGCGGGGAGGATGCGCTGGAGGTCATCGAGGAAGCCTTCGAGCTCTTCAGTCAGAGTGATGCGCACCTTCTGTCCCCAGCGCGCGGGGTCCTTCCTCTCTCGCTTCCAGGCTGCGGCTCGCCAGTCCAGCGTGCCCTGCGGCTGCGTCGCGGCTCGGGTGATGAGTGCCAAGTCCCGGACGGCGTCTTCCGCGCGCGCGCGTTCCACCGCGTCGAAAAATCGGCCGTGCAACTCGTCCTCGCCCTCGCGTCCCTTCTCCAACCAGAGGAACACCGTCGAACGATGGATGCCGACGGACTCGGCGGCCTCTTCGATGTAGCTGCCGGCGCGGATGGCGGCGACGATGCGCTGCGCCAACTCGGGCGTCAGCTTGGTGGGACGGCCGGGCGGGCGAGACTCAGGCGGCTCCGGCGGCGTCGGTTTCGGACTTGGCTTCTTGCGTCGTCGAGCGGCCATGGAAAAGCCGGGCACCTCTTGACGCTTCCCACGCCCGGCAGTGGGCTGCAAAGCGCCGGTGGAGGGAGAACACTGAACCCCCACCCGTCGCGCCGCGTCGACTTCAACCTATGCCATCGAGTGCTTGCAGGCCACTCGAACGGCCTCAATCAACGCCAGTGGGGGCGTGTAGAGGCTCTGCTTCCCGATGACGTGGATGTCCACCTCGAGGGACTTCAGCAGGCGAAGCTCCCACGCGAAGTCACGCGGGCCTGGGCGACAGCAGGCGTCGTAGGCGTCGCTGCGTTGGGCGGGTCGGATGCCCACCAACTCGACCAACGCGACGGCGCGGGAGAACCTCGGCGACTGCAGGCGCCCGACATTCATGCGGAGCCACGCCTTGGCCTCGAAGTCGGTGGAAGGGCTGGCGCTGGACACGATGACAATGGGTCCGCGGTAGGACGTCTGCCACGTGCGCAGCTCGATGGTCTTGCGCCCGCAGGCGATGAGCTCGGCCCAGGGATTCTTGACGGACAGGGCCTTCATCGCGTCACTCCCCTCTCCCCGTACGTCGCGAGCTCCCACGCGGCAGCATCCTTGGACGCTCGCTTCTCTGCGGCGCTTCGGTTGTCCACGTGCGTGCTGGGCACCCGAGGGCCCCGGAAGATGGCGAGCTCGGCCTCGGCGTCGAGGATGGTACCGCACAGGCGCGCCCACTCGGCGAACGTCTTCGGAGGGTTGAGGGCAAGCGCGCAGAGACGGCAGCCGCACGCTTGCATCGCCTTCCTTCGGACTTTCGCAGCCTGGGCGGCTGTCTTCGGCCTGAGCCCCGTGTAGGGCGTCTCGGTGTGCGGGCGGTTGTTGGACGACTCCCGGAGGTCGGCAGGCGTCATCACGAAGGCGTCCACCATCGAGGAGTAGCGGACTTCAGGCGCAGGGCTTTCCGGTGGTGGCGGTGGGGGCTCGGGCGCCTGGATGACGGACGGAGGCAGCGCCGCGGCTTGGGCCAGCAGTCGACGCATGGTGGCCATGACGTCGGCGTGGGGCTTCATCACCCGAGTCATGGCGTCACCTCACCCGTGGAGAGAAGGGCTTCGACGTCGGGGTCCTCGCCTCGGTTGATGGCGTCAGCGATGACTCGGCAGGTGTCCATCCAGTCTGCCCCCTCGAACCAGACATCAGGATACCTTGTCTCGAAATCCGTCAGGCTTCTCGCTGCCTCTTCGATGCGGATTCGGACTCGGACTGAGGCCCCAAGGTTTTCGTCGGCCGCGTTCCAGTAGGCGTCTTTGGTGATGTTGACGGCGATTTCCACGAGGTTCTCCACGAGGAGGTCCTCCTGGATGCCTGCGCGCGGGGTGGACAGAACGCCCAGGCCCTCGGACTTCAGTCGCTCCACCTCCTCGACGAGGTGCCGACGCTCCACTTCAAGCTGCTGCACCACGCGCTGGAGGGCTGCCACGACGTCGTTGGTGCTCACGACAACACCGCCTTTCTGGCGAGCGCTTCGATGTGGTCCCACTCCGCGCACTTCTTCCCGGCCTCTCGACGTAGCGCGGCGAGCATCAGGACGGCGGACCGCAGGTCCCAAAGCGCGGACACCTCTCGGAAGTCCACAAGCTCGCGCAGCTGCACCTCCTCGACGTTGCGCGCGCTCATCGCGTCCCTCTCACTCGCAAAAGGACCTCTCGAGCCTTGGCAACTGCACTTCGCACCTTTTCTGCGGCGCTGGACGTGGTTTCGTTTTCCATCAGGGAGATTGACGCAAGGGCCTCAAACATGGCCGGCGCTTCTGCGATGAGTCGAGCGTTTGCCAATGCCTCTTCCGCATCCCGTTTCCAAAGCAACGCCACTGGTAGGTTGTTGACCGTGGCGACGTGACGCATGCCAGCCCACTCGCCAGCTTGGTAGATGTTGAAGGACCGATGGGTCAAAGCGTCGCCGATGAAGTGCCACGGCCCCGGCGTGTGCGCGCTCACGACTCATCCTCCTTGCACGTGGCATCGACGGCCCTCTGGAACGCGGCGCGCACCTCTTCGGCCTCTGCGAGCGCCGCGTCGAGCGACTCTGTTGCGAGCCGCGCCAACTCGGCGGGCGACAAGTCGGCAGAATACAGGCCGCGGCTCAGCCCCTCGGTGATGTGCACCCAGGCCGCGTCACCGTCGGCGTGGCGAGAGGGAATCAACTCCATGGCCTCTCGGCGCAGGATGTCGAGCTTGCTGTCAGGGGTAATGTGACTCACGACAGCACCTCCTCGACGGCGCGACGCCACGTGGTCGGGTTGTCCAAATCCTCGAGGAACGCGGTGGGGTTGCGAACCTTGCGCACAATCGCCATCACCAAATGCGGCGCTGCACCTTCGCGGTCCCGGTACAGCTCAGAGCGACTTGGGTACATGTAGAAGTCGCCGTCTGGCGCCTTGACGCCGTAGCGAGCTGGCGAGACGAGACGAGCGTGGTGGACGGCTGCGGCGAAGGAACGGAACGCCTCGGGGCGCGCGCCGTTCGACAAGGTGACAAGGTAGATGGTCATGGCGGGCCTCAGTTAAACAGCGCGGTGGATGGCTTCAGCGTCGCGGAGCGCACGGGCTCGAGAACGACATTCCCGTGCTCGATGGGCGCCAACAGTCCGATGCCGCTGGAGGCGTCCTCCAGGTAGACGTTGCAGGCGAACGGGCTGGGGCTCTCCACGTGGACAACGCGGTACATGCGGCGAGCGTCGAGGGAGGCGATGGTGACAACGGGACGGACGACGTCCCCGGGCTTCAGGGTCATGGTGTGTTCTCCGACTGCGGGTTGCCCGGTTTGCGGCCGGGGTGCTGCATGGGACGGGGCACTTCACGCGGCCCCGTCAACGCGAACTGCGAACGACGTCAGGCGGCAATCTGGCGGGTGATGGCGGCGAAGGCGTCCTGCTTCATGTTGGCGGCGCGGCCGAACCAGATGGACTCGAGGCGCTTGGCGCCGTTGTCGTCATCGCGCACCACGCGGTGGTGGTCGGCGAACTCGGTCCAGGCCTGCAGCGCTGCCCACGCGGTCCCTCGGATGCCCGAGGTGACGCCGATGCCGCCCTCGAAGAGGGACTGGATGCGCTCCCGCTTCTCCACGAGCTGCTTCGACTGCTTTTCGCGTTCGAGGTCGAGCGGCATGAGCTCGTCGATGGTGCGCTCCATTTGCCGGTCGCTGAACTTCGTCGCGGCGAGCATGTTGGCCACGGCCTCGAACTCCTCCATTCCCTCGAGGAGGAGGTGGAAGGCTCGCGTCGCCTCGTCGAGGCGCGCGGAGGCGTTCTTGGTGTGGTGGATGGAGACGGAGAACTTCGAGTCCTCCCGCATGGCGACGCCCAGGGTGTTCTGGCAGACGACTCGGGTGGCGACGTTGCGGATGGTGACGCCGTTGTGGCCGTCGTGAGCGGCGCGGCCGAGGAGGTAGGGACGCACCTCGCTGGTGTCGCCCTTCACCTTGATGGTCTTGGGCAGCTCGGCGAGGAGCCAGCCCTGGTCGCCGTTGTCGCCGAGGAGCCCTGCGGTGTGAAAGATGGCGCCCACGCCCTTCGCTGCGGCGACGAGGGTGTCTGCAACCTGCTCGAACTGGACGACGCAGTAGGACTCGGAGACGACGGCGAGCGCTGCGCCGTTGTCGTCTCGCACCAGCGCCTTCTTGTTCGGGATGACGGCGCCGGACGCGGTGAGGACGCGCTCCTCGCGCACGGTGTAGAAGCCGCCGAGCTTCGCGACTTCCTCCCAGGTGGCGTTGGCGGGGAGCTTGTGGCCGAGCCCGTGCCACGGGGTCTCGCCGGCGTAGACCATCGAGTTCTTGTAGAGGTTGTGAGCCATGGTGTGTTCTCCGACTGCGGGTTGCCCGGTTTGCGGCCGGGGTGCTGCATGGGGCGCCGGCTTTGGCCCGCCGGCGTCACAGGGCCTCACTTCAAGGGGTGGCGCCAGTGAAGTAGCCGGCGGGATACCCGAGGAAGCGCTCCAGCTCGGCGATTCGGGCGTCGGCAATAGTTTTGCCTTCCGCGGTCAGCGACCGATAGTTGAACACCAGCAACTTCAGAGCCTCTTTCGCGACCTTCTTCGTCAGTCTCTTGCTCATCGTGTTCTCTCTTTCGTTGTTTTCGGCGTCGTTCATGCTCAACATATTGAGTCGGGCGGCGCGCCGCGTCAAGCGCAATTGGCCGATTTCCGGCATTTTTTTGGAAAGACGAAGGGGTTCAACGAGTTCCGCGTGCGTTTTCTTTCGGCGCCGTCGACACCGCCTCATGAGGCGCGCGCGCAGCGCGACGCCCTCCATGAGTACCCCTTAAGACCGGTCGCCGAGGATAAGGCCTGAAGCCTCGAGCGCGTCGGGCCAGGCGCTGCCGTTGAACTCGAAGGTGGCGCAAGGGCGTCCGCCGAACGCGTCCTTGCGTATCGTCGTGCCCGACCCCTGGTTGGTTTTCGAGAAGTTCCCAGCCTTCTTCACCATCCTCCACGGCCCTTTCGCGAACGTGCGGATGAGAGCGCGGTGCGCTGGATGCGTGCGAAAGCGTCGACCGATGGCGGCGTATGCGGACCCCAGTCGCTCCGACAACACCATCGCCAACCCGAGGCCTTGCCAGTCAGGAAGCGTCACCAACCTGGAAAGCCGGACGATGTCCTTTGCCGTTGGGTGAGGGAACGGCAGCACTCCGGCGAACGCGACCGGCCTGCCTTCAACCAGCGCCGCGAAACACTTGGCCGCCGGATTGAGGTCCGAGCTCAAATAGTGAAACGGCGCAAAGACGCGCCATGTGCTGTACGGGACTCGGCGGACTTCGACGTCAATCCTGGGGCGTCGCTGAAGCTCCCTCCAGCGAAACTCGCGCTTCGCCACGTCGAGAACCCAGTCCGGCTGAAGCCACTCCTCCACGTCGTAGTGGCACGTCACCGCGACCAGCTGCTTCTTGAGGCGTCGGGCGTACTTCTGAGCCGAGTGAGAAGCCACCTTCGCCACCTGGCGGTCCACAAGCGAGGTGAACTCGTCGATGACGACCGGCGCCGACTCCTCGAGGAGACGCCGCGCCAACTCGACTCGGAACTTCTCGCCGTTCGACAAGACGTGGAACGGTCGAAGCCACGCGGGAATGGTGTTGAAGCCGACCGCGCCACACGCCTCGGTGATGTCGGCGACGCTGTACGTCCAGGAGAAGTCGTCGATGACGCTCTTTGACTTCCACTCAAGGGACTTCTCGCCACCGAAGACGTGGCGCATCACCGTGGACTTACCCGAGCCCGATGGGCCCACGATGAGTCCAACCAACCAGGGCTTCTCCTCAATGGGGAAGTCCAGTTGCCACGAGAGGCGCTCTTCCTTCTTTTCGGGGACGTCGAACGACGCCTGCACCTGCCTCGCTCGAATGGAGGACGAAACCTCGGTGCTGATGTTGATGTCGACTTTCATGGGCGCCCTCAGAAAACCAACGGCCGACACTTGAAGCCTTCGCGCTCCAGCTTCCCGATGAGGTCCGCTTGCGCATCCTCGCCGTCCACCTCGACGAGCACCTGGAAGACGTTGTCGGGCCCATGCTCGGACTTCGGCGCCTTGTTGCTGGACTCCTCGGCCTCGTCCGCCAAGTCATCCAGCAGCGCTGCGATGTCGTCGGACGTGTAGCCCGTCCCCTCCAGCGCCGCCTGTTGCTCCAAACCCTGGAGCAGCTGGACCAGCTCGCCGTCCTCCCAGCCGCCCTTCGTGGTGAGGTGGTTTGACGCCACCAGGTAGGCCTGCGCCTCGATGTCGCTCCTCGAGCTCCAGCCGCGCAGCACGGGGACAAACCACGTCCCGTCGCGCTCCTCGACGCCCTGCGGTGGCGCATCGCCCTTCTTCTGCGCCACGCGCAGCGCCTGGACTCGGCCGTGCCCGGCGACAAGGCGCCCCGTCCTCTCGTCCAGCACCACCGGCTCGACGTAGCCGAAGCGGCCGATGCTCTTCCCGATGTCCTCGTGGGCGTGCTTCTTCGGGTTCTTCTCCGCGCCGGTGATGTCCCGGAGCGGCATCATCTCCAATCGCCTTTCGTTCTTCTTCTTCGTCACTTGTCCTCCTTGGTCGGTACTTCGGTTGACGGCTGTCCAACGTCCGCATCGAGGCGCCCTTGTCCGACGCCGGCGAGCCGGCCACAGACTGCATCGTTCGAGCATTGGTGTCCCTGCGTCACGACGTCGCCCGGTAGCGACACCCACTCAATGGCGCGGACGCCATCCTGTCGACGCCAGCATCCACACCGGACGCACTTCACGAAGCCTTGCTGCTCAGGACTCACTTGCGACTCCTCACGACGTTGGGGGTTGGGGTGAAGCCGCGCGACACCGGCGGCGGAACAGGGCGCTCGAAGTCGGAGGCGTCGAACTCCTGCGCCTCTGCCGACTCCCGCGCGGCGTACAGCGCCACGCGGACGAGGTGCTGGCCGACGTCGCCGCGCTGCTGGTCCAAGACGTAGCGCACTCGGCTGTCCCGGTCGTCAATGCCCAGGCCCTTGGCGACGCCGTCGCGGACGGCCTTGAGCGCGTGGGCGAGGTTGTCGTCGTCCAACGCGCGCGGCGCCACGCGCGTCAGGAGCACCACGTGGAAGGGCGAGCGCGCCAGAAGCCTCGGGCGGAACATCACCCGGCCGGCGTACTCACCCACCTGCCGCTGCGTCTTCACCTCCTCGGCCTTGGCGAAGGCGGCGCCACGCGACGCCCCGCGCCCATTGGCCCAGCTGACGAGGCGCAAGGCGCGCTCGTACGAGGCGAGGCAGGGGCGCTCGAGGACGACGTCCAGGGCCTCGCGTCGCTGCGTCAGGAAGGGGCTCATGCGCCCTCCGACAGCACCAGCAGGGCGTGCTTCTTGGACGGGCGGAAGCGCAGCTTGCGCATGGGCGGCAGCTGGACGAAGTCCGGCACGCCTTCGGGCACCCGCCCGTCGCGCTTGAAGGCCTCCATGGAGAGCCGCATGGACTTCGCCTCGTGGACGCGGAAGGCACCAAGGCGCGGCCACACCACGCGCTGTTTGCGGAGGAGCGTCTGCCGCGCCACCTCGATGCCGATGGCCTCCAGCAGCTCCTTCGCGTCGGAGCGCGAGCAGGACAGGCGGCGCATCACCACCCGGATGACGGCCTCGAAGCCGGTCGCCGCCTTCATGCGGTACCTCGACGCATCGAGGGCCGGGCGCTCAGCTGCACCACGGTCCCGGCTTGGGCCACGCGGTCCGCGATGCGCTCCCCCAGTCGTCCAACCAGCCCAGCGGCGTCCTCCCTCGATGGGAACCACCGCAGGTTCGAGGTAATGACGGTTCGCCCGTAGAACTCGTGCCGGTAGTCCGCGAGCTCGTGGAGCTGCGCCTTGGCCCAGTCCGTCTGCGTCTCGGCGCCCACGTCGTCGATGACGAGGAGGCTCACTCGCTTCAGGTACTCCACCTCCGCCGCGCCAGCGTCGAAGCCGGACAGCTTCGCCAACTCCGAGGCGCGCCGGAAGGCACCGTCGCTGCCCGTCCGACAGGCCTCACGGACGGCCCAGGTGGCGGCGACGGACTTGCCGGTGCCCTTCGCCCCGCAGAGGACCAGCCAAGTCTTGCTGTGGTCGCCCAACCAGCGCCTCACCGCCTCAAGCGCTTCGGTGTCCTGCGCGTTCGCCGCTGCCTCCAGCGCTCGCTGCCCGACGCCGCTGCGCTCGAGCTTGTGCGCGCTGTGCCGGAGGGCGCGCTCGATGCGCTTCTCCTCGGCCTCGCGGCGCTCGTAGGCGCTGATTTCGCGCTCCAGCTCGGCAGTGATGGCGCGGTGGCGCGCCGCTGCCTCCGGGTTGGCCGCGTCCCACTCCCGCGCCGCGGCGATGCTGCGCACCACGGCGCCGAACCCGGCGAAGGAGGGCCGCGGTCGGCCCAGGGCGAGAAGGGACTCCTCCAGCTCTCGGATGCGGTCGTTCACAGCGGAATCTCCCCGACTTCGGCGTTGGTCCAGTCGACGGCTTCGGCAGGCACAGGGCTTCTGGTGTTGAGGGGTCGCGCTCGGTCCGCGTCGGCGAGGTCGTTCCACTTCGCGGCAAGCTGAGCGACGGTGCGCACCTGCAGCCAGCCGCTGCCCCGCAAGCCCACGCGCCAGCGCGCGCGAATCTCCTCGAGGGAGTATTCCTTGCGCAGCTTCGAGAAGGCTGCGCCGTCCTTGACGCCCTGCCACGCGTACTTCGCGCCGACGGCTTGCTCGAAGTCGGCGCACAGCGCGTCCGTCTCGCGCGGCGCACGCGACGCGGGCGCCAATGCTTCTACCTGTCGCTGACCGCTGACCGCTGACCGTTGACCGCTAGGCTTCGGTTCCGCTTCCGTTCCGCTTCGGTCGCCGCTTCCGTTCCGCTTCGGTTCCTGCTTCCGTTCCGCTGCACCGGCGACCGAAGCGACGTCCGAACGGACCTCCTGACGGCTGCCCCGTCCGCCATGCGGCTGGGCGGTGCCTTCCTTGGCCCTCCGAGTCTCCGCGGAGGCCCTCCCGCCGACGGCAGCCGCGCGACGGGCGCGCAGGCGGGACAGCACCGGGTCGAAGTACCTGGACATGCCGCGAACCCGGAAGGTGCCGTCCTCGAGAGGCTCAAGCAGCCCAAGGCGAGCCAGCACCATCGGCTCGGCGTCGCGACCGGACGCCAGGCGGAAGCGAAGCGCCGCATCGTCGCTGGACAGAACAACGGCCGGCTCTTCGCCCGGGGGCGTCGCCTCGGCGATGCGTTCCAACTCGCGCGGGTCCCCGCACAAGTCCCACCACTCAACCAAGCTACCCAGCGCGTGCTGCGTGGTGACGCCGAGTGCTCCCGCCAGCAGGGCCGCGCGTGGTTTCACGCTGCGGTCCACCTGCACGTACGGCAGCGGGTCGCTGTCTGACTGCGTCCGCCCCATGTGTCCTCCTCGGAAAGAACTACGCCCCGGGCGAGGGTGAGAGTTTCCTCGCCGCGGGGCGGCCACCTGACGGCGGCCTAAGATTTCGGAAAGCCGCGCTCTCACACGCAGCGATGCAGGACTTGTAATTCATGCTTTCCGCGTCAGTCAAGGACTCACCGCGGTGATGCGGTAGAGGCTCTTCGCCCGCGAGACGAGCTCGTAGGCGACGACGCCCTGCTGGCGGAGGTCCCGGAGGATGCGCGACGCGGAGTCAGGCGCCACCTCGCCCACCGCGGCGCGCACGTGACGCCGGAGGTCGTCCGCGTGGAACGTCTCGCCCAAGTGAGCGCGGGCGAAGGCGACGATGGCGGCGCCGATGCGCTCGGACACCCGCTGGAGTTCCGGTGCGGGTGCTTCTGGGGCTCGAGGATGGACCTCGGGAGGATGGTGGGCGGTGACGACCTCCCGCCGGACGCGCCATTCGTCGCCTACAGGGCGGCCGGCGCAGTCCACCAGCACGTGGGCCGAGTTCCACCGAGGTGAGTGTGGGCCCGGCATGTCTCGCCGAAAGCCGCCGCAGTCGGGGCAGGGGACGATGCGACGGACGGCGCCGAGCTCGCTCCACTCGTCCTGCCGGCTGACGGTGGCGGTGCTCATGCGGCACCCCCACGCGCGTTCAGTTGGATTTCGGGAGCGACCTGGGGATGATTTCGGGAGCCTTGCTGGCCACCCGTGACCTCACCCGTCCGCATCCTGCAGACGGTAGAGCAGCGGAATCGAACCACCCGGACGACGCTCGCGCGCCGTCCCACTGGTTTTGAAGGCCCGGAATGCGGAGCGCAAGAAGCGATGTTCATTGGATTCCTTTCGAGGCTCACGGCCTTTTCGGGAGGCTTTGGTGGACCGACAGCGGTGGCTGGGTGGCTACGTTCGGCAGGGGAAGAGGGGCCCCGTCTTCATCATCGAGAAGGTGGTGGGTGGACGGCACTTCCACGTCTCCACGAAGTGTCGCACCGAGCGCGCGGCGCTTCGAGAGCTGGAGCGCTTCGAGTCGGCGCCCACGAGGTACGACCCGCGGCGACGCTTCGAGGCCGCCGACGAGGTGCCGCTGACGGCCGAGCTCATCGACGAACACGAGCGCTGGCAGCTGTCCGCGAAGCGGAACACCCCGGAGCACGTCACCGCCTGCGGGACGTACCTCGAGGCGTGGCTCCTCGAGCTCGCCGGGCGCGACCTTCGAACCCTGCGCCTCGTCGACCTGAAGGACGCCCTGCGGACGTGGAAGACGGCCGAGCGCCACCGCGTCATCACCATCAAGGGATTCTACCGATGGCTCCGTCAGGAGAAGGGGCTGGTGCGCCACTCGGAGGACCCGACCCTCGACCTCCCGGTGCCCACGGCCCGTCCAGCCAAGCTGCAGCGCCGGCGCGCCGTCCCCTTCGAGCACGTCGAGAAGGCCCTGGGCATCCTTCGCGGAGAGGTGGCCGACGTGCTGCGCCTCCTCGCCGCCACCGGCATCCACCTCAGCGAGGCGGCGCGCTTCGCCTCGGCGGGCGAACTCTTCGCGCCCACGCCCGAGCAACAGGGCAAGGGCGTCGTGGCGAACCTGGCGGTGAAACACAAGTCGGGGCAGCTCCACGTCGTGGCCCTCACCGACGAGGCCGCCCTCGAGGCCGCCAAGCGACTGCGCGACGCCGGCAGCATCCCGGCCCGCACGGTGCTCCGGGACTCGCTCCACGTCGCCTGCAGACAGGCCGGCGTCCCTGCCTTCAACATGGGCGTGATGCGGCACTCGGTGGCCACGTGGCTCGCCCAGCGCGGCGTGCCGCTCGCCGCCATCGCTGACTTCCTGGGCCACCGCAGCCCGAGGACGACTGCGGCCTTCTACCGGGACCTCGGTCACACCGCCCTCGCCCTGGACGTGCCGAAGCCCAGGGCCACGCTGAAGCTCATCGGCTAGCCCCTGCGCTGGCGCAGCGCGCGAAGGCGTTCGACCTCCTGCTGGCCCCTCGTCCCGCGCGCCTGACCGGCTGGCGCTTCGCGCGTCTGCCGAGGCTGGGTGACGCGCTTCAATTCCGACGTCGGAATCATCTGCCGACCGCCGAGCATCACCGCCGAGAGGACTCCGGCCCCCACGAGACGCCGCAGCGTCCGGGGGCTCACCGACAACAACTGTGCTGCCCGCTTCAGCGGGACCACGAGCGCCTCGTCCATCGCACCCTCCGCCAGTGACCACGAGAGTACGATGCGTGAATCCATTGGCCTGACGCAACGCGGTGGATTTTTCGGCCGCGGCGCGCATCAGTGGTTCTTCTTGCGCTGCGAGCGGAGCTCATCGCGCGCCCACTCCAACAGCACGCGCAGGAAGGCGTCGCGGCTCAGCTTGTCGGGCATCTGCCGGTCGGCGTTGACCTGCTCTCGCTCCACCTCCAACTCCGCCAGCAGCGCCGTCGGCAGCGTAACGGACGTGCGAGTCCAAGCGATTCCGGGCGGAACGACTGGCTTCATGGACGACTCCTTGAACGGGGACTGGCGCTTCATACCTCTCCTTGGTGTGCGTCGCGAGAATGCGGCGCGTGGCGCTTGACCTAGCACCTTTCGTTGTGCAATACCACCCGCACCGCGCGACACGCGGCGCAGCGCGCGAGCCTGCACGCTGCAACGGGCCTTCGGGCCGAGGTGGTGGGACATGGAGTGCAGACACTGCGAGGTGGTTGTTCCAGAAGGGTGGCTCCACGACGAAAAGTCGGAGGAGCACGGCGCGACGGTGCATCGGCTTTGGTGCCGACTGACGGTGTCCGGGTGCGAGTTCGAGCCGTCCGTTGAGGTGCGGCGCGCGCCGAGTGACGTCCTCTGTGGGGGCCTCCCGCTGGTGACGTGGCGCCTCGCTCGCGTCGAGGGCGGGGAGCCGGTGCGTGCCACCCAGGTGTCCGGCGGCGCGTCGTCAGCGGCGGCGGCCCTGCACGCGGCGAGCATCGAGTCGAGGATGGAGCGCTGGGCCATGCAGGGGGGTGCCCTGTGAGCGTCGAGCCCGTGGCCCTCGAGGTGGCGAGCTCGAAGCCCCTGCGCCCTGCGCCGAGCGCCCAGCTGGCGGCGGCGCTGGTGAAGGTGCAGGCGCGCCTTCACTCGGTGGGGAAGGACAGGGACGTCGAGGTGCGCAGCGAGAAGGGCCGGTACGCCTTCAGGTACGCCACCCTCGCCGCCATCTGGGACGTCATCCGGCAGCCCTGCGCGGACGCCGGCATCGCCATCGTGCAGCTGCCGACGGTGGACAACGCGAAGCGAGTCGTCACCGTGGAGACGCGCGTCCTCCATGCCTCGGGTGACTGGCTGGCGTCCGTCGTCGAGCTCCCGCTGGTGCGCACGGACCCGCAGGGAATCGGCGCCGTCATCAGCTACGGCCGGCGGTACGGGCTGTCCGCCATGCTGGGCGTCACCCAGGACGACGAGAACGAGGAGCAGGTGCTGGCGGACGTCGCGCCCCATGGGCCGCCGCAGTCGACCCAGCGCCCCTCGCCTCCGGCGCCGCGGCAGCCCGCGAAGCCGCCTCCTGCTCCGGCGTCCACGCCCGCGCCTGCGAAGAAGGTGAAGGACGACGGCACGCCCATCAGCGCCGACGAGGTGGAGCAGCAGATGACGTCCTGCGCCGACTCGAAGGAGCTCGCGAAGGTGGCCAGCCGCATCGCCGGCCGCTTCATCGGCGAGGAGCGGGAGCGACTCCTGAAGGTGTACGGCGAGTGCAAGGCGCGCCTGGGGGGTGGCAAGTGAGGCTGACAGGCAGCGGTTTCGCGCGGGCGGAGGCCTGTCCCGCGTCGACGTTCCTCCCGGGCGTCGAAGAGGGGCCCAGTCAGTACGCGAAGCTGGGCGAGGCGGTCCACCGCTACCTGTGCCTGGTGGCGGAGGTGGGCGCCGAGTCTGCCCTCGCCCTCATCGACGAGGAGTTCCGCGACGTCTGCAAGGTGCTGGACCTCGACGGGCTGCCGCACGGCACGCCCGAGGGGTGGGCCTTCGAGGTGGCCTTCGCGTGGGACCCGCGCGCCGACACCGCGCGCGAGTTGTACCGAGGCAGCGGCGAGCGCGACTACTCCGCCGCAGTCGATGGCGAGGTGCCCGGCACTGCCGACCTCGTCGGCCTCGACGGGAACACCGTCATCGTGCTGGACCTGAAGACGGGGTGGCGCCCTCTCGGGGACCCGAAGACGTCCCTCCAGCTGGGCTTCTACGCCGTCGCGGCCGCGCGGGCGTACGGCGCCTCCAGCGCGCTGGTGGGGTACATCCGACTTGCCGACGGGGTGCCGCGGTACGAGCACGCATCCCTCGATGAGTTCGAGCTCGAGGCGATGGCGGAGCGGCTTCAGGCGGTGCTGACTGCCGCCCAGGACGCGGAAATCGAGCACGACGCCACCGGCAAGGTGACGCCCGTCATGGGCGCCCACTGCGTCTACTGCCCCGCGTACCTGCGGTGCCCGGCGAAGGCCACGCTGGCGCGCGAGCTGGCGGCGCAGGCCGTCTCGACGGACCCTGCTCAGCTGACGCCCGTCCTCGACGCGGCCAGCGTCCCGCAGGCGTTGGAGCGCCTCTGGCTGGCGCAGGAAGTCCTGAAGCGCGTCGAGAAGACGCTGGAGGAGTACGCCATGGCCCACCCGGTGACGCTGCCGGACGGGCGGGTGTACGGGCCCATCGAGCAGTCCACCGAGACGTTCGACCCAGTCCTGGGCCGAGAGGCGCTCGCCAAGCAATTCGGCGAGGAGGTGGCGGACGCGGCCGTCGAGGTGAAGTCCACGCTGACGAAGGCGTCCATCGCCCGAGTGCTGAAGGAGAAGGCGCTGAAGCCGGGCGAGAAGTTCGCCCCGCTGGAGCGCTCGGCGCACGACGCCATCCGCGCCGCGGGTGCGTCCCGCGTCTCCACCTACACCACCGTGAAGGTGTTCAAGCCGAAGCGGCTCACGAGTTAGGCGCAGTCCGGCCGGCGCGCCCCGTCGACGTCCCCACCTCTCGACGGGAGCGCGCGTTTTCATCCACCCGCATCACCACGAGACACCAATGCCGACCGACAACATCCACCAACCACGCCTTTCCTCTGAGCGGCTGTTGCGCGCTCTCTCTCGGTGCGACGCCAGCGAGCCCATGACGTGCGAGCTGGCGCAACGAACACTCGGCTGCAGTCACCTCGTTGCCCAGAAGGCTTTGTCCAGGCTCGTCAAGGCAGGGCTGGCAGTCCGCTACGCACCGGGCGCGTACGGCCCGCTGGAGGGCGCGTGAGAGTCACCATCTACGACGCGAGGCCCGGAGCCGGGCTTGGCCAGTGGTTCCTGAAGACGTCCTGGCTGCTGGGGTGCTGGCTCCAGAAGCGCCTCGGGCTGGTGGACGCCTACGTCGGGGTCGTCTCGTGGGATGAGGCCGCCACCTGGCTGGCGAGGCTCGAGGGCGTGACGTCCTTCCAATACTGGGGTCACGGCGCACCCGGGTGGGTATTCCTCGCCGAGAAGACGATGCCTCGGGGGTGGTTGGTGTCGGTGAAGGGCGCCTTCGCGCCGGGCGCCATCGTCTGGTTTCGCTGCTGCGAGGTGGCTCAGGGGCGCGCCGGGCATGAGTTCATGCGCGCGCTGGTGAAGGACGCCGGCTGCACCGTCGCGGCACACACCTTCGTGGTGGGGCCCTGGCAGTCGGGCCTCCACACGATGGCGCCCGGGGCGGAGCCCACGTGGCCGCTGGACGAGGGCACCGGCTTCCGTGACGCGTGGTGGCCGCACTACCTGAGCCCGTGGCTGCCTCGCACCGTCTTCTGCCTGCGCACCCGCGTGCCGGAGGGCTGGTGATGAGCGACCACACGCCGGGGCCGTGGTTTGCAGAAAGGCACGGCATCGTGACGGCCGACGTGGGCGGGCATCGTCGACAGGTTGCGAGCACCACGGGTGACGCTGTGATGCACGGCGACCCGAACACTAACGTCATCGAGCTCCAGATGGCGAACGCTCGCCTCATCGCTGCCGCGCCGGAACTCCTCGACTGCCTCAACCTCGCCATCAGCCGATGCAGCGCCTGCGGGACGTGCGGGCCAGCGTACTGCGCAGACTGCCGCGCAGCCCGCGCCGCCATCGCCAAGGCCACGGGAGGTGCGCCATGAGCATCGGACTGTCCTGCGGGCACCTGGAGCGCGGCGTCTGTCTTGCGTGCGAGAACGTGTCCCTGCGCGCCAGCGTAGAAAAGCTGCGCGCCACCGTACGGCTGCGCGAGCATGAACACCTCGAAGCCTGCGCGGAGCTGGACGAGGCCCGCGCCGAGGCGGAAGGGCTGCGTGAGGTTGTTAAGCTCGCGCAAGAACGTCTCAGGGCGTGCGGTCACGAACTCACAGAGTTTTCGTATCAAGAGCTGGCGAGCGTTCTGTTTGATTGTCCAACTCCAGCCACGCCGCTGGTGACGGAGGAGAAGCCGTGACCAAGTGGAGCGTGGTGTTTGACGGCTCGACCGACCCCGGGACCGTCGTACTGGAGGACGGCCTCATCTTCACTCGCGCCCGTTTCGAGACGGACGGCGAGGCAAAGCTCATGGCCGGGATGCTGCGGGACCTGGTGGACGAGCTCCGCGACGCCGAGGACAAGCTGGCGCGCATCCTGGAGCGCATCGAAGTAGTGAAGAAGGAGGCGGCGCGATGAGGATGACCGTCGGATGCTTCGCGTTGGTGCTGCTGGCCTCGCCTGCCTTCGCCGAGGAGCCCACCGAGGAGCAGTGGGTCCAGTACCTCTCTTGGCGCCGTTGCGCCTGCCAGAAGCAGGCAGACGAGGCGCTCGCCGTCATCGACCGGGAGAAGCGCAAGGCGAAGTCCGCCGGCGTCGTCGACCTCCGCACGTTGAATGATGCCGCGGAGGCGCTCGAGGACAGCCGCTTCTGCGTGCGAGAGGCGGAGCGCGCCATGCGCGAGACGTTCAACCGCAGGCCGATGTCGTGCAACTCGCGGGCGGTGAAGGAGACCGCGGCGTGCATGGCCTCGGACGACGTCTCGCCGCGGTGCGAGGGGTTGAGGTTCGCCGATGCGCTGGTGTCGGGGCCGCCGCAGCCCTGACGCCGCTCAGGCAATCTTCGGCTCGATGAGGACGTCCACGTAGCCCTCCGTCGGCACCGTCTCCGGCCCGTCTGCGAATGTGAGGGCCGCCTCGAGGGCGAAGCGCCCGGCCGTCTCCAGCTCCGGCGACTGGAAGGCGAAGGACACCTGGCTCCCCGAGTCCTTCGTGCCGGCGCGGCTGAAGACGAGGGCGCCCGTCGCCAGAGACTTCATGCGAAAGGTGACGCCCGTGGCGCTGGTGGCGTCCAGGCCGTCGAGGACGAGGACAAGCCGCCGGTGGTAGTCGCCCTGTTTGATGTTGAAGGTGCTCACGTTGGGGTGCCTTTCGCTGGTGGGGTGGCGACGCGGACGTGTACGTCTGACGTCGCGATGGTGACGCGCACGAAGCTGCCTGGCGCGGCGTAGTGGAGGTCGAATGGCGAGTACCCTGTGGCCGTCGAGGCGCCGGCGGCCTGCCCGATGCCCTGCAGGACGCCGGAGCCGACGCCAGAGACGGACGACACGCCAGGCGCTGCGCCGGCGGATGCCGATGTCGAGCGACCGACGCCCGCCGCCGTCCCAAGGCCGGAGGCTGCGCCTGCAGCCGCTTTGAGGGCGACGCCTGCGCCGCTGGACGTCGCGATGCCAGAGGAGGCCGCGGTAGAGCTCGAGGTGGCGCCGCCGACGCCGGCAGCCGTCGCGACGCCCGAGGAGGCGCCGACGCCCGCGCTGGTGCCAAGAGATGCGCCCACGGCCGTCGCGGTGGCAGCACCCGATGCCGCAGCCGTAGCGTCGATGCGTCCAGTCCCAACACCCGAGACGGTTGCGAAACCTGACGACGAGCCAGCGCCCGAGACGACGGTCCCGGCGATGGTGCCGACAGCCGCAGCGGTGGCGACGCCTGCGGACGTGCCCGTAGAGCTCGAGGTGGCGCCGCCGACGCCGGCAGCCGTCGCGACGCCCGAGGAGGCGCCGACGCCCGAAACGGTGCTGGCGCCGCCGACGGCCGGCACCTGCATCGCCCGTTGCTCCGCCTGTTGCAGGACGGTGGCGGACGGCGGCGATGACACCGCGCCCAGCTCCGTCGTCGAGCGCGCCTCGACGCCAGCGATTGCGCCAGGGGAGCCAAGGTCGCGGAGGAGCTCGACCGAGCCGCCGCCAACCTCCAGGGTGTTCGCCAAGGCTCCCTCCTCGGCTTAGGCCACCGTGATGGTCGCGTAGAGCTGGACGCCGGACGGCAAGGAGCCGGTCGGCACGAAGCGCCGTCGAGTACCCACCGAGTCGGAGCCCAGCCCGTTGGCCCAGGCGCTGCCCGTCCAGTATTGGAAGTTGCCGTTGGTGGTGCCGCTGGACGCCTGCGTCAACACCAGCGCGTCGGTGTCCGAGCGGTAGATGTTGATGGTGTGCGTGGTGGGGGACGCGCCGAAGAGGGCGCGCTGCACCCACGCGAAGGTGCCGTTGGAGGTGTCGAAGTCGGGCTGGTTCCAGCGGTACTGCGAGGGCAGCGCGTCGGCCGTCTCGTACAGAAGCGCCAGCGCGAAGATGCGTGCCGGCAACATGACGACGCCGGCCGTTCGGAACTGGAAGGCGAACTGAATGGCGCTCGGCGTGCCAAGGCCGGAGATGTCGCCGTCCTGCGGCACGTCCGTCCATGCGCCCGTGTTGTCGTCGATGCCACTGGTGCGGACCTGAATCCGGTACGCATCAGGCGCGACACCCATCGTGGAGTCGCCCAGGTTCTCCATGTCGTTGACGAGCACCCGGTACAGCTTCGCGGGCGCGGCGCCGAGAGTGATTTTCGGGCAGATGATGCGATTGTTGACGTCGGCCTGAAATTCCCAGTCTGCCGCGAGCGGGTATGCGGAGAGGGCGTTGGAGGCCGTGGACGCGGCGGCGTTGAACAGCCAGAACAGCCAGCCGTCCTCGACCCACAGAAACGGGACCGTCGAACCGTTGAGTGAGTGGATGAAAATTGGGCTGTCGGTGTCTCGCAGCGCCGATGGCAGTTGACTGGCCGCGCACATCGCGCGGCGGTCAATCTGCTGGCCACCAGAATAGTAGTCGGTGATGTAGAGCGAAGTGCTTTGCCCAGATGCCGTGGCGATGACCAATTTGTCCAGCGACCCGGCGACATCAAGAGAGACGAATGGCGACGACCCGCTGGCGCTGTTGGTGTTTGTGCTTCCGGGCGGCACTTCCGTCATCGAATCGGCGACGAAAGTCGTGCTTCCTGAAACGATGCTTGCGAGCGCCACCCGGAGGACACGGGACGTCGTAAGCAGGTACAAGGACGGCACGCCAGAGCCCGCTCCGTGCGTCAGCGTTGCTACTCGCCCGTTGTTTGCCTGCGAGATGTTGCCCGTCACGGTTTGACTGCCGGTGATGACGATGTCGCTGCCGGTAAGCGTTGCTGCGCCCGCAGTCAGCGTCAGCGGCGCGCGGATGTTGTAGCGGTAGAGGATGAGTGCAGTCGTTGCGCCGTTCGTGCTGTAGACGTACTGCTGGGTCCAGGTGTCCCGGTCACCGAGCGCGCACCCGCCGATGACCGTGTTGGTGATGGTCGCGGCATCCCTGAGCCAGTAGGTCGCCTTGATTTTGTCGACCGTCGTGGCCGCCGGAATCGTGAGCGCCGGGTTCTGGAAGTCCTCGTAGCGAAGGCCCTTCGTCACGAACAGCCCGCCGTTCGTTGCGGTGGCGTTCGTGGTCGCCTGCACAATCATCAGGTCCTGGATGACGTACGGCGTCCCGGAGGACGCGGTGCCTGCGCTGGCGGTCAAGGTAATGCTGGTGTCGGAGCCGATGGCCGAAATCTGGTACCACGTCGTGATGGCGCTCGGGTCCGTGGAGCCGAAGCCGATTCGGCTGCCGACGGAAAGCCCGGTGCTCCACGCCGTTCCGCTGCCGGTGACTGCGGTGCCAGACACGCCGACGGTGCCCGTCGTGTAGTTTTCGAGGATGGCTCGGATGCCGCGGACGGTATGGGCCGTTGCCGTCGGGAACGTCACAGTGATGGCGCCGACCAGCGTGTAGGTGTTGGTCGACGGGATGAAGGTCCAGAGTTGTACACGTCGGGTCGCAGCGGCGGTAGCAACGTCACTTCCGAAAATCCAGAAGAGGTCGTCCGTGATTTTCACCGGATGGACGAACGACGAAGGAATCGCCAGCGGGGACTCACCGAAGTTCGCGACGCCGACGGGTGCTGGCCCGGTGAACTTGTCGACCTGCCCGGAGCCCAGGTTGAACTGCCCGGTGTGCTTGCCGCGGTTGATTTTCGTCGCGTCGTACGCGCCGCCGATGGCGACCTGAGCCAGAGAGCCGTTGAAGAGCTGTTCGACCGCAACCTTCGGCATGTTTCACTCCTGTGGAGGTGGAAGCCCCGCCACCATGTACGCCAAAAACGCGCAGACGCCTTCTGGATGCACCGAGAGCTCAGACTTGAGCAGGTAGCACGGCACCAACTCGAGCGACTGGTAATCGCCCGGAACCGCGACGCGGTATTCCGGCCCGCACGCAGCCGGCTGGTGCTGCTCAACTCGCACCGTCGCGCCTGCCACGACGTCAGTCCTCGGTGACGGTGCTGGCGGTGGTGAGGCGAGGCGTCACGCCGCTGGAGACGGAGATGTTGGGCGTCACGGTGCCCTTGTAGAGAAGCTTCCCGGTTCCTGACGACGCGGTGCCAATCGCGAAGTGCGTGATGGTGTTGGTTCCACCGGTGCAGGCCGGGAAGTCGATGTTGGCCACCGGCGAGACGCTGTTGCCGGTGACGGTAAAGCCGCCGGACGTTCGGGCGACACCCACTCGGGCGTAGCCGGTGTAGGTGGCTTCACTCGTCGTCTG